GCCCGACCCATAAAGGTGTTTTGCGATATAAACATTTTCCAACTAATTGCTGATACGTTTTGACCTTTATGCATTGTAACCTTGGCAAATTCCAAGGACGCATTACGAGCACAGACACTTTTTGATAAATTGATAGGCACCCCAAGATCTTCCATAATTTGGAGATACTGATATGCCACCAAAGGATCAAAAATGACTATGTCATCACCTAATAATTCATAGCCTTCAAATCACTGATCGTTTAAACGACGACCAGTAAGCTGAGCGGCTCATTGAACTATAAAATGATGAGTAATTGCTAGCATAGCTCAAGAAGATAATGCTCCCATAGGTTGTCCAACGGAGTACCGGACAACTATTGGATCAGCATCTTTTTGAAACAAAGCGTAGTCCCTATCAACCAATAACCTCTTTCACGGTTTTGACAACCGAGGACCGAAGATCGATTCTAAAATCGCTTCCTGAAGGAATATTGGTAGTCGGTCAGTTGCTGCAGATAAGTCATACCCAAATGAACATGAAGCCTCAATTGATTTAACAGATCCTCGTTTCACCGAGGCAGTTTGATCAAAGGTTCCATCATTCGGTAATGACTTAAGGAAGGAGAATAATGCTTCGTGAAGAGGTTTCAACACAGATTGTGTTCAAATATCAACCAAAGCAAAAACTCTGATCTTCCCAGCAGCCTCGACTTTTGTACTTAATTGACCTACAAAAGGACTATTTCCATCCCCTCTAGCTGACATTTTGACTCAATCACAAAGTTGTGATTTTTGAGAAATACAGCCCTGAGGAGATGGAGCGTCAGGTACCACCACCCGACACGCTAGACATGCTCTAAGTAGCAAATCTAGATCAATAGCCCCGTAGTAATTAAGGATATCCCTTATCGGTTCCACGAGACCCCTTGCTTTTAACAAGTGAGCCTCTCTAAGGAATCCACACCAGGATGACTTAAAGTTAGGAGACGCGGTTTCAGACAGCAGAAGTTTTGCATCTGTGACATTGAATAGAATTGGGAATCTACCTAAGTGAGTCTTGGCAATAGCCTTAACTCCATGAAGTACATCCTGACTCCGGTCAAAATCACCCGCAAAAACATCCGTGATGGTCTCTAACTTAATCTGACCTGGAATTCTAATAACCCGATAGACGCTGAAGATAGTTAATCATCAACGTATAACGGAACTAGATCCATTACAGATCGCCCTCCTATCCCTCAACGGTATAACTGTTGGGAG